AAATAATGATGAAAATAATGATGAAAATAATGATGAAAATAATGATGAAAATAATGATGAAAATAATGATGAAAATAATGATGAAAATAATGATGAAAATAATGATGAAAATAATGATGAAAATAATGATGAAAATAATGATGAAAATAATTTATTAAATAATGTTTTTGATATAGATGATTTATTAAAAAAATGTGTTATTAATAAAAATTTAGAACAAAAAGAACAAATTGAATTAAGACCAAAAAAAATATATAAAAAATAAACATAATAATTTAGATGAGTAATTTATAAATTAATATACTTTATTGACCCAGATATAACAATTAGATTATTTAAAAAATAATAAATTTATATAATTTATCATTTGATATTATTAAGTAATTATTCATTCTAACATTTTATCATAATTTTCTATCTTATTTCTATTATTGAATATCATTAATGCTAATTCATCACAATATTTCTTTTTAGTTTCATCATCTGTATAATAATTAGTTGCAAAATCATTATATAAATCTATATATTTATCATTGATTTTTCCTTCTTCTTCTAATTTATCACATTTTTTATCTAACATCGTAATTTTATTTGATATAATTTTTGGTAATAATGTGTCTTTTTCTTTGAGAACCCATTTATTTTTCTCGTATATAGCAATATATTTTGAATCTATTTTTGGCATACATATATTATGATTATTCGGCATATTATCTGAAAAATGTACATCGTGTACAAATTCTAAAAATCCTGAAAATAATTTTGATAAATATTTTTGATAATCTTTATCAGTAATATGTGTCAAATCCTCATGTCCAAAAGAATTAAGATTTACATTATTGATAAATATATTGTTTGTATTATTATTATTTAAAGTTATACCAGATATATCTATATTTGTTTTACTTTCTAATATTTTTTCTATCTTATTTAATTGTTGTTGTAATTCATTAAATTTTTCATCAACAGGTGTATTAATATTTATATTATTTAATGCATCCAATTTTTCATCACGTTTTATTATATAACTATTCTTTTTATTTATTAGATTTAATTTTATTTTACAAGAATTCATATGTCTCAATAAACTACTTTTAGTAGAATATTTATTATTACAATAAAAACAATTATTTTTAGAATTAATAGATAATGTATACAATTCATTTATTTTATCATCTATTTCTTTAATATTATCATTATATATTTTGTTTATATAGTCAGTTGTGTCACATCTTATTTTACTAGATATATGTCTCCTCAATAAATATTGATATTTAAATAATTTACCACATTTATTACATTCAAATGTACTATTAATATTATTTGATATGTTAATACTCATATAAATAATATATTATTATATAGATAAATATATAATATTTATTTTAACACAATTAAAAAAAATATGTTCAGCTATCTATATATACTTTTTAAGATTTATATAAAATATAAAAGTAACAATGATATAAACATGTTTTATATTTTTATGTAATTTTTGTCGACAAGAAAATGTTCAGCTATCTATATATACTTTTTTTAATTTTTTTACAAATTTTTTACAAATTTAAAAGTCACAAGTAACATAAAATTATCATTTTTTATAAAATAAAAAATTCGACGAGTATATGTTCAGCTATCTTTGTATACTTTTTGATAGATTTTTAATAGATTTTTGAAGTATAAAAGTGTATATAAATAATAAATTGATTTTTTTTATAATTCGACATGGGTGGGTAACAAAATGATGGAAGGGCTTGGGTTTTTATCATAATTTTATCATAAAATTATCATAATTTTGTTAAATTTATATAAAAACTCATTTTATCAATGTTCAGCTATCTATATGCACTTTTTTTAAGTTTTTTTGTAATTTTTGATAATGCAAAAGTTACAAGTAACGTAAATTTTTCATTTTTTTTATAAAAAAAAATTCGACACGGTTTATGTTCAGCTATCTTTGTATACTTTTTTGATTTTTTTATACATTTTTTATTATTATAAAAGTAACAAGTATCTAAAATTATTTTTATTTTTGTGTTTATAAAATTCGACGAGTTTATGTTCAGCTATCTTTGTATACTTTTTTGACGTTTTTATATAATTTATAATATTTTAAAAGTAACAAGTATCTAAAATTATTTTTATTTTTGTGTTTATAAAATTCGACGAGTATATGTTCAGCTATCTTTGTATACTTTTTATGCATTTTTTGGTGTTTTTTAAAAAGTGTAAAGTGAACATATAAACGAAATTGTATTTTTATAGAATTCGACATGGGTGGGCTTGACATGTATGGGAGGCTAGAAAGTTTTTAAAAATTTTAAATTCTCAACACACATATAATTGTAAGGTCATTGTCATTTTTATATATTATTTAATATTTATATATACTTTTTATATATAAATATGTATTTTTATAGACATCATATTATATAGTTATTACTATTATCATAGCGTTCTTACATGATTTTCAATAATATTACATATTTTATCATTATATATATTGTATATTATATATTATATATATGCGTTTTTATTATTTATTATATAGACATAAGTAATAAACATACTATAAATTATTATTATATAATTTTATTATAAATTTATATAAAACATTATATACTTTTATTTAAATGTCTTATATTAATAATCAGTATAATATTAACCATTAATTATTAATATTATACTCTCTTTTATATTTTTAAGTGACATTAATTATTATATATTTTATATTTATATAATAAGACATCTTATATTCATTAAATAATCATTATTATTATTAATATTATATAAACATATGTTTACTTTTTTATTAGTTGTTATGTCATATATATATTATCATTTTATTTTTATTAAACATATTTAAATATTAATATATAATATTATATATTATAAGACATAAATGTATGAATGTAAATTATGTGATTTTAATACAAAAAAATTAACAAATTATAATACTCATTGTAAAACAATAAAACATATCACAAATGATAAAAAAAATACGAAATGTTATGAATGTAATAAGATGTATGATACTAGACGTCAATATACAAAACATAGATTTAATTATCATAAAAATGATGATAATTTTAATAATGGTTATGATAATATAAAAGATAAAAATAAAGATAAAGATAAAAATAATATTAATAATATAAATAATAATAATATAAATAATAATATAAATAATAATAATATAAATACAAATATAAATATAAACGATATAAATATAAACGATATAAATACAAATGATATTAATACAAATGTAATATTAGTTACAAATAAAATATATGACGTATCAAATGAAATTAAAAATGTAAATAAAAAAATAAATATTACAAATAATGAAATATCTATAGTTAAAGATAAAATAGATGAATCTAATCGTTTAGTTGCAAAAGCAATTACAAAAGCATCATCTTTAATTAAATATCTAATGGAAAATCATCCTACAACGCCTCCATTAAAGAAAATTACAGAAGAAGATTTTATGGATAAATTAAGATTAGATTTTAATTGTAAATATACTGAAAAAAATAAATATTGTTTGGAAAGAGAACTTATAAATCAATATACAAAATCTACTTTTGTTAGAAATATATCACAATTAATATTAAAATTAGTAAATCATAATGATCATGATAAACAATCTATATATAATACGGATTGTACCAGAAATAATTATGTAATTAAAACATCAGCAATATGGAATGAAGATAAAGCTGGTATAAAATTTGCTGAATATGTAATAAGACCTTTATTAAATCATATACGTAAATTAATTATTGCATACAGACGTAATTATATAGAAAAATGTGATATAAGTAAATATACATTAGTTGAACATGAAATACATGCAAATACATATGATAATACATTATTATTCGAAGATAAATTATATGATGATAGTTTAATAAAAGAAATATTAAAAGAATTATCACCATATCTTAGATATCTTACAAAAGAAATTAAAGATTTAGAAAAATTTAATAAATTAGAAAAATTACAAGAAGATTTAAAAGAAATGATATATGTTAATAGTGATAATAGTGATAATAATGATAGTGATGATAATAGTGATAGTGATGATAATAATGATAGTGATGATAATAGTAATAATAGTAATAATACTAATAGTAATAGTAATAATAATAATAGTGATAGTAGTAATAGTAGTAATAATAGTGATAATAGTGATAATAGTGATAATAGTGATAATAGTGATAATAGTAATAATAGTAATAATATAAAATCTATTAAAAAAGAAACTAACTACGAACGAATGATAAGAACTATAAAAGACAAATATAAATATGAAAGTTCTGATGAAGATATATCTACAACTAAAATAAAAATTTAATTATCAAAAAAAAATATACATACAGACATAAATATATTTAACTAGATATATATATATATATATTATATAAAATATAATGAATTGTAAATTATGTAATTATGCAGCAACAACTAAAAATAATTTTATAAGACATTGTAAAATAGCAAGTCATATCACTTTAGAAAAGTATCATAAAATATGTATGTTATGTGATAAAGGTTACGCATCATTAAATTCATATAATAATCATAAACGTACATATCATACTATAAATAATACTAAAAAAAATAATAAATCAATTAATAATGATAATAATCATAAACGTACATATCATACTATAAATAATACAGAAAAAAATGATAAATCAAATAATAATGATAATAACGATAATAACGATAATAACGATAATAACGATAATAACGATAATAATGATAATGATAACAACGATAACGATAAACAAACAGTAAAAGTAATAACAAGAACTATTACAAAAACTATAACTAAAACAATAATAAAACCAAATTTATCAGATAGAGCAGATGATAATTTTATTATTCCAGATATTATAGAATATACTGAAAATATTGATGAAATTTTACCAAAAGAATTTTCGAAAGATATTTCTTTATGTATGAATACAGGTAATAATAATATAAATAATAATATAATTTCATCATCAACGCAAAATACAACATCTATTTGTGATAATTCACAATTAAAAAATAAAATAAGAATACCAGCTATAGTAAGAAAAATAGTATGGGCAACTTATATAGGTAAAGATACGACACGCAGTAAATGTTTATGTTGTGATTTAGAAGAAATATCATATACTAATTTTGAATGTGGACATGTTATTAGTGAAAAAAATGGGGGAAATATAACAATAGATAATTTACGTCCTATTTGTGGACATTGTAATAAATCAATAGGTAAACAAAACATGGATGAATTTATGGATAGATATAATATAAAAAAACCTATAAATTGGTATGGATTAGAAGAAATATAATATATATTGTCATAACTTATATGGATTTAATAAAAATTAATGAAATTGTATAGTGTTAAAGATATCAATATAAATTTATAATATTTTAATATAATTAGCCTCCTTCAAACTATGAAATTTTATTGCATATAAATTGACTATTTCATGATTTAATAATCATATTGATTTATTAGAAAAATAAATTGCAAAAAAAAAAATTGAATAAATAAAAATATAATATGTAAGATACATATTATATATTATAGAATGGAATGGAAACAGATACTAAAATTTTATTCTGATAGATCTGGAAATTATAGATTTATGAGTAATTTTTATCCATCTAAATTTAAAGAGAATAATATAGAATATAATTGTAGTGAACAATATTTTATGAAGAAAAAACAAGAAATATTTGATCCAACAAATATAATCCTTGCAAATAACATATTAAATAATACTAATCCAAAGGAAATAAAAAAATATGGTATCAAATAATCATCAAATTCTATTACAACCTAATAAAGGTTGTGATAGAATTTATGAGTATTTATAGCTTTAAAAAATTATCACATATCATCACATTTTCAGTAGAAAATGTGATGATTTTGATGATTATTTTAACGGTAGACAAGTTAAAAATTATAATGATGATGTTTGGAATAATGAACGTTATGAAAATTATGAAAAAATGGATTGATATTAAAATTCTCACAAAATCCAGTTCTAAAACAATCTTTGCTTGCTACTGGAAACAAGAATCTATATGAAGCGTCTCCTTATGATAAAATATGGAGAACATGATATAATGCAAATGAAACTTTAGAAAAGATTAATAATAATAAACAAAATGAATTAGGACAAAATCTATTAGGTCGAGCTCTTGAAGAGATACGAAATGAATTAAGACAATGAATGAAATTTTGATATATAATATCCTTTACACCCTTTAATATTTAAAATGAGACAAATACAATAATTTATATAAGCCTGATTCATCTATAAATATTGTAGATGGTTGAAAGTTATGAGGTACTGCCATTGATGGCAGTAGCTTGATTTTGTTATAATGTATTTTTTGAGTATTATCTATCTATATTTATTTTTTTATTGTTATTGTTATATTTAAAATAATGTCAATCTATATCATGGATAAATAATTTTAATGATTTTGAGTAGTGCGCATTTTAAATTTTTTCAATAAATGTTATAGAGAAAATGGAACATTATATTATGAAGGTAAATTATAAATAAATTTTATTTAATCTACATCTAATTACATACATGCATGAATTCACGTAAAAATAAATTTTAATAATTTATTTCTGAAGTATATCCTAGTAATTAAAGAATATTATCACCATACTAATTCTGGATTATAATGAGGTTCTTCCACACATTGTTTAGGGTTTTCACCTTCAAATAAGAATAAATTATAAACTTTGTTCAAATCATCAGTTACTTTTATTTTATTTATAATATCATCTATTGTTAATCCATTAGTATTATAGATTTTAGTTATTGTGAAATTAGAATATTTAACTAAAAAATATATATAGTTTAATGCATGATTTCTACCACAATAAGTGACAACATTTTGTATATAATCTTTGTCTAAAAATCTTCTTAGAAAATATATATCTGTAATTAGTGCATATATTCTATAAATATTTGTATTTAATTTATTATATAATTCAAATAATTTATTTAAAAATGTTTTGTTATTGATATTTTTTTTATAAAATTTAATATATAAAATAATTTCATTTATTATTGTGTTAAATTTACTATTATATTTTATTATATTATCTGTAAAAAAATAATTTATTTTTTTTTTAACAATATCATGTGTATATTTATATAATATTTTATCAAGATAATATTCTTGAGTTTTTTTATCAAATTTTGTAATATTATTATTATATATATTTAAAAATTTTTTAAATATCTCTGTTGTATACTTGTTAGTATTAATAATATATTGTTTTAATTGTTTTAATTTATCAATTTTATATGAATCACTTAAATTAACATTATTTAAAAAATTTAACATGGGAAATATTTCTTTTTTAAGTTGATTTATTACATGATGAAATTGTAAATGATCTCTAATATCGAGATAATGTAATCGTACATTATTATTAGATTTAGAATATTTAACTTTATCTTTTTCTACAATAAATTCCGTTTTAAACATTTCAATAACTTCTGCAATATAAATATCTTTTTTATTTGTTGATAGTTCTTGTAATTGTTCTTCACGTACTTCTAAGAAAAAATCTAATGGTATTTGTGTATGTTTAATTAATTTATATAAATATTGTGATATATCTGAAGAATCAAATGATTCACATCTTGTTTGATTATTTATATCTAAATGTACATCAAGAAATATTGTTATATTTTTATTAATATTATTTATAGTACCAGAAAGTTGTACATAATTAAAAGGTCCATTTATATAGGATGGCATATTATATATAATATATATAATATAAAAATCGACTATAAAATAAAATATTTAGAACTTAAGTATGGATGGAAATAAATAACAGATGATATAACAGATGATATAACAGATGATATAACAGATGATATAACAGATGATATAACAGATGATATAACAGATGATATAACAGATGATATA